TAAAGATTACGCTTCTTTAATTCCTACAGCCGCTTCAGGTCTTAGAACTCCATGACCCATAGCGTATTTTGCTACCATTAGCGTACCTTGACGTCTAATGTCATATTCCATTTCAGAAGATAAGTCCATTAACTTAACAGTACCTACTGCTGAAGGGTGTGATACTAGACATACATAGTTAGCTAAGTTTACTTGTTGTGGGTTAGAGCCACCTGCTGTAGCTGAACCACCTGCAACACCAGTTGCAGACGAGTTGTCTACTGCAATGTCACCAAAGTGAGCAACAGGAACAATATCTATTCCTGCAATTCTTAGAACTTTACCTTCGGCGATTGAACCCTTACCACTAAAGTCAACATTAACTGCATTAGTAGCATTAGCTAGTTTGTAATATTCCTCTAACTTCATAAAGGCTTTTCTGCCTTCTTTAGGAACATAGTTAGCGTCAAGCTGTTTAGCCGCATTGAACAACTCATCAATCATTGCATTAGCCGCAGTTGCCGCCGTTGCTGAAGCGATTGAAGTGTTTGTTAATACAGTACCAGAAGCATATCCACTGTCGGATACGTTTGCTGAAGCCTGAGCCGCTTGACCAATAGTTTGTAAAACGTGCTTATCTTTTTGGAAAGCCAAAGCTCTACCAATTTCACCAGAGTATGCACTTCTTACGTCCCAATGGTTTTTTGCCTCTTCAATATTCGATAAGAATACAGAAGATAATAGAAGGTCATTAATTGTAATGACTTTCTCGTTGTGATTTACGTCTGAGCCAGTAATCTCGTTACCTGCTGTGTGGTAAGCCGCCGCAACTCTACCCATTACTGGGAATGTTGCACTTTTTCCGTTGCTGATAGTTCTCACCATTTCAGCACCTTCTGTAACTGAAGCTCTATCAAAAGAAGTTAATACTTCTCCTGCAAAAACTTTCAGAAACAGAGCGTCTTCACTACCACCTGCATTTACTCTACCGACTGAGACAGGACTTGCGTTTGCCATGTTTAGTCTCCTTTTTAGGTTGTTTACGCTTGTTAATAAAAGCCCTTACACTTTCAGTCACACTTACAAGATTGTCTACCGCAGTAGGTCAAGCTATGTTTCCTATGTGATTAGGCAGTTGCCCTCTATAAAGAGTGCACAACTATATTAGCAATTCCATTTTCGTAAAGCTAAAGCCTTTCTTGTAGGTCTACCTTTACTATCTTTCATTGCTCCCTTAACTCCGCTCATACGAGCACAGAAACTCTTTTTTCTCCCTGCGGCTTTAGAACCTTTTTTAGGTGTACCTGTTACAGGTGCTTTTAGGTTCATGCCCTGAGAGTTATAATACCTTCTTCCTGCGGCATTTAAGCCGCCTGAAGGGTTTTGGTATTTTTTAGCTACCATAAAAGTTTATCTTTTTTTAGCTGTCTTTGCCGCTCTTCTAAAATTAGCGGCTGTTGGTGCACCTTTAGCACCTTTCTTTCTCATTTTTTCGCCACTACCTGCCGCAATTCTTTTTCTTTTAGCATGTATGTTAGCGTATAATCCTTTTTTAGCCATAACTATTTCTTCTTCTTTGCTTTCATTATTTTCTTTTGTAAAGACATAGGTAGTTTTTTCTGACCACCTTTTAACGCTTTACTTGGTCTACCTTTTTTTGAACCATAAGTTCCTTTTCCCATTGGCATATTTATTTCTCCTTTTTCTTTTCTTCTGGTTTAGTTGACTGCTTGATAATATTATCTAGCTCATCAATAGCGTGTTTTGCATGAACAAGTTTATCAAAGTTTGTTTTTAAAGTTTTGACAAAATTATCATGGTCTGCAACACCGACACTTTTTTGTAGAAAAGTATCAATAACTGCTGTAGCTTCAGATTGTTCAGCTTCATATAATTTTCTTAATACTGTTAGCCACATATTATATATCCGAATTTGCTAGTTTAGCTTTAACTGCATTTTGATATGCAACATCTTTAGCATATCTAGGGTCAGCCATAGCTTCTGTTACTTGAGCCCAAGACTCATAACTACCTTCATTTGTAGGAGTAGCTTTACCTTGAACTAAATTTGGTTCGTTACCATTAGCCATGTCATATTTAGCTTTTAATCCTGCGACTGCAAGTTTAATAGACTCTACATCTCTACCATTAACAGTATCATTGTAGGCTTTCTTTTCACCTTCAGTCATGTTTTCTGCCGCCCACGCCGCAATTTTATTATAAGACTCTTCACCGCCAACAACTGCTTTAACTTCTGCACCTTGTTGTTTAGCTAATGCCGCTTGTCCATTAATGAAAGCGTCAACGTATGATTTAGGAATACCTGCTTTTTCAAGTGACTCGTAAGACTTGTCATCAAGTTGTCCTTTTTCATTATATTCTTGTTGCAATGTTTCCATATTTAAACCTGCGTCTGAAACAGCTTTCTCAGCTATTTCTAAATCACCTTCAGGTTTAGCTTCTTGTTTAGGTTCTGGTTGAGATGTTTCGTTCTCTTTTGTTTTATCCTGAGCTCCTAATTTACTTTCTAATTCAGAATAAGATTTTGCCATGTCTTCTACAGACTTAAATTTTTCAGGCAATCCTTCTGGTCTTGGTGTTTCTTGTGATTGTTCTACTGGTTTTTCCGCAGTAGTCTCTTCACTTTTTATTGTTACTTCTTCTACCATTTTAGTTTCCCATTTCCTTCGTCATGTTATTTACTACTTGAGGAGCGACTTGCTGTGCTGTATCCATTGCTTGTTGCATTTGCTGTTGCTCCATTACTTGTTCCTGTTCAGCTTGTAACTGTTCAGGAGTTTTAATTAATCCTTCTGTATCAATGCCTAACCCTGTAGCTATTCTAGTTATTAAATCATTAGGGTTAAGAGCTTGTACTACTTGTGGATTTATTTGTGCCAGTTGTCCGATTTCTGCCACAAACTCTCTTAGTTTCTGTAAATCATTACCTCTACCAAGAGCCTCAATACCTGTAATAATAGTAGGTTTAATACTATCTTTAGGTAAAGTAGGAATTTCTTTTGTTTGACTCATTCTTTTCATTAACACTCTAACAAGAGGTAATTGTAATTCTTGAGACAATAAAGAATACACACCACCCATAGACGTTTCTAATTGTTCAGCCATGTATCTAATCTCTTGTGCTGTAACTCTTTCTGCGTCTCTTTGTATTGCAGTGTGTAATAAGAAAGCGTAAGACATACGCTCTTCTAATTTCTGAATACTTCTTTCTACAACTTGTAAGTCATATTGTTTGTTTGCTTGTAGTACAGCAACATCACCTTCTGAACCTGTAATAATGTCACCATTTCTTGTTTGTGCTAAATCTCTTTTTCTAGTAACTGCATTTGGTTTAACCATAAATACAACTTTACTAGAAGCCGCCGCACTTTCTACAAGTGATTGCGATAATCCTTCTAAGCTCTTGAGGTCACCCAAGAACTCCTCTACAAAACTTCTTCCATAATTTTCATTATCTATACGCACCATTCTTAGTGCTTGATATGGCATAGCGTCTGCCATAATTGTACCAATAGTAGAAGGTATTTTAATACCCATTACTTCTTGGCATACATAAAACTTTTTGTTATCTAATTTATAAATATGTGTATAAATATCACAGTTGTCATCATCTTTATAATCACCGTTGACTTGCATTTGTTGTTTAATTTCATCATCAAGAGCAACGTGTGCTATACTTTCTTTAATAATAATTTCTATTAATTCACCTTGTGGGTCACGTCTACATACATATTGAGATAAAGGATAAACTCTCATTGTTTTGTTTTTTGGTAAATACGTTAGTACATTACCACCCACTATTAAATGTTTTAATGCTTCAAATACACTAACTCTTAAAGCTAGTTCTTCTATCTTTTTAGAAACTTCTCTTTCAATATCTGCTAAAGATTTTTCAACTTCTGTTTTTAATTCAGTTCTTTCTTCCATTTCTTTTTTAGCGTCACCACTAACTTGTAGTCTAAAGAATGGAGAGTTTGGGGGAAGTAATAAAAGTAAAAGTTTTGAAGCTAAATTGTTGACACCCCTAGCTCCAACAGATTGAAAAGGGCTGTATAAATCTGAAGAATAATTAAAACCTTCGTCAGGAATAAGAGACGGTATTGTTAATTCACTACATTCACGAGCTCTATCCAAGAACTGTTGTCTATCCGCTTTTAACTTTTCGTATCTTTCCCTAGCGGTATTTTGTCTTGTTACTGCTTCGTTATAATAGTCCATTTATTATCCAATATTTAGACCGCTACTTGTTGTAGCAGAAGTTGTGTTTACGCCAGAAGTCTGTAACATTTCTGTACCAGATTTTTTAGCTTTCTTTTTAATTTTCTTTTTATCTGACAACTCGTCTGCTGTTTCCAAAGTTGGAACTAATTGCTCACCGATAGGTGAAGCGTTCACAACTGGGTTTGGAGCAACAGGTTGAGGAGCAGGTCTTGAACCGCCACCGCACATATTTATTCTCCTTTGTTATACTATATTTAAACCAGAGTTTGAGCCTTCAATTCCACCCTGATTGTATTCATCTTTCTTTTTTTTCTTAGGCATGTCACCACCGACATCAATGTCAGAAGGTTCAGGATTGTTAAACGGATTGTCTTTAGGGTCATAAACATTTCCTGCTACATAGTCTTGACTTTCGTCTCTTGGGGTATATGTAACTGGTTTACTTGTTCCTAAGCACATTCTCGTCTTTCCTCTCCTTTAAGGTATTTAAAAATTTGACAACATCACGTTGCCCTGCTTTGAAGTATATAGTCTTAGTATCATCTGAAAGCTCAGGTGATTTTTCAGGATATACTTTATTTAGCATTTTAATTAAGTCATCTACCGTATTAGGTAAGACAACATCTTCTAAATTATCCATTTGTTCCTTCTAAAAAGGGTACTTTATTACCATAATGAACCACTGAGTGTACCCTTGTTATACTCAGTTGCTCTGTTTTCAAAGAAATTTGCGTGTTCAACACCATTTAATACCCAGTCTAACCAACCCAAAGGGTTACGTTTTACTCCATAATTAGGTTTTAAACTTAATTGAAGTAGTCTTCTATCTGCAATATATCTTATGTATTCTTTAACTTGGTCAGGTGTTAAGCCTTCAATGCCACCCATTTCAAAAGCTAAATCAATAAATCTATCTTCTAAATCTACCATATCTCTACATGCTTGATAGATACTTGCTTTAAATTTTTCAGTCCAAACATTAGGATTTTCTTTTATTAAAGCATGAAATAGTTTTATCATGTTTTCTACATGGTGAGTCTCATCTCTAATACTCCACGTTACTATCTGACACATGCCTTTCATTTTACCAAATCTTTGAAAGTTAAGTAGCATAACAAAAGAAGCAAACAGTTGTAAGCCTTCTCCAAATGCAGAGAAACAAGCTATCTCTCTAGCTAATCCTGATATTCCTTTACCTTTACTTTCAAATAAATAATTATGTTTGTCAGACATTTCTTTATATTCTTGAAATGCTTTGTAATCACTTTCAGGTAAACCAATAGTATCATTAAGTAATGAGTAACTGTGTGCATGGTTTGCTTCACTGGTTGCAATAGCAGACAACATCATTCTTATTTCAGGTGGTTTAAATTTTGGTATGTAATTATCAAGATACGCCTGAGCTATATCTACATCACCTTGTGTAAAAAATTTTAAAATTTGATTAATAAGATTTTTTTCTTGTTTAGTTAGTTTACTATTCCAGTCTCGTACATCTTCATGTAATGGTACTTCACTCGGTAACCAGTGCATTTTCTGTTGCATATCGTATGCTTTAAAAGCCCACTCATATTCGAATGGTTTGTAATGTACTCTTTCTTTAAATAAACTCATCTAAACAACTCAATCCCTTCTATAATAATTATTACTAATAACTCTAATGCCAAGATAGTGTGATACACTGTCCATAGCACTGTTTGTTTTTGTTTCTTTTTTTGACACTGACACTTTCGTGGCTTGTCAATATCTTTAAATAGTTCTGTATATGTCATCTATGCCTCACATGCTAAACACTCTGACTCAGGTATTATTGTTCGTTCTACTTTTAACGATACCAACTCAGCACGTTTAATTGCTTCTGACCTACAGTAGTAAAGTGTTTTTAGTTTCTTTTTCCAAGCTAACATGTGTATGTCATGTAGCTCTTTTATGTCTACATCAGCAGGAACAAAAACATTTACAGACTGAGCTTGACAAATATATTGTTGTCGGTCAGCCGCATGGTCTATTATCCATTGCTGATTTATTTCAATAGCAGTTTTAAATATTTCTTTTTCATAATCATTCAATTCATCTAAATGTAAAACTGAACCATTAGCCTGAAGTATTGACTGCCATACTTCTTCAGTATTCATTCCTTTACTTTCTAATAACTTTTCAAGGAATTTGTTTTTAACAAGAAATGAACCAGACATAGTTTTTTGCACATACGCATTGGCTCTGTATGGTTCTATTGAGGGAGAAGTTGTCCCACAAATAATTGATGAAGAAGCATTAGGTGCAATAGCTAACAAGTGTGCATGACGCATACCTGTACCTTTCATGTCAGGAGCTTCACCTCTTTCTAATGCTAAGTTCTTTGACTCTTGTACTGCTTCTTCTTTAATCTTTTTAAATATTTTTAAGTTTTGTCCTTTAGCTAAAGCAGACGCAAAGGCAATACCTTTTGATTGTAAATACGCATGAAAGCCCATAGCTCCTAAACCAATACTACGTTCTTGGTGTGCACTAAATTTAGCTTTTGCTAATTCATCTGGTGCATTGTCAATAAATGATTGTAATGTATTATCTAAGAACCTAACTAAATCAGGTATAAATTTATCGTTATCTTTCCATTCATCAAACTTTTCTAAGTTCACACTAGACAAACAACACACAGCAGTACGTTGTTCATTAGTAGGTAGTGTAATCTCAGTACATAAATTAGAATGATGTACTTTTAATTGTTTATCTTTTTGTGTTTGGGGAAGAGCATTATTGATTGTGTCAATAAAGCAAAGGTAGGGTTCACCAGTAGCTACTCTGTTTTCTAAGATACGTTGCCATATCTCTTTAGCAGAAACAGTCCGTACTACTTGTTTAGTGTGTGGGTCAATTAAATTCCAACTATCATCATAGCTTGGGTCTTCAATACATTTGTCAATTAACTGCATGAAACTGTCAGGTACGTTGACACCATGATGTAGGTTAAGACATTTTCTATGTATGTCACCACCACTAGGTTTACGCATGTCTAAAAATTCCATTATCTCTGGGTGAGATAAATCCATGTATGCGGCGTAGCTTCCTCTTCTAGTTTTACCTTGAGAGAAAGCTAGTATCTCTGAGTCAACGACATGCAAAAAAGGAATAGACCCTGAGCTTTGACTACCGCCGCTAGTGAGTGTACCGTCTGAACGAACATGTCCCCAGTACCCACCAATGCCGCCACCTACTGACGCTAACCATGCGTTCTCTGTGTAGTGTGCGGTTAAACCTGTACGACTATCTCCTACATAATTTAGAAAGCAGGAAATAGGCTGACCTCTTTTACTACCTGCATTAGTTAATACAGGTGTAGCAAACATAAACCAGAGTTTAGACGCATAGTTATAAATTCTTTCAGCCATTGCGTCATCATCTGAGAAAGCCTTAGCGGCTCTCATAAATGCGTCTTGAGGCGAACCTTCATTCGGTAAAAGGTATCTGTCTTTTAGTGTTGTCTTACCAAAATAGGTTAGTAGTTCGTCTCTTGCATAGTCCATTTATGTCTCCTTAATTAATTTAAAATTGTTTTCTCTGTCATAATATTTGTATTTGATTGTTGTAGGTTTGAATGTTTCTATGTGTTTAAAGATTGTAGTTTCATCTAACTCAGAACAAGTATAGACATCTAGTTGCAGTAACGCAGGGTTACATTCGTCCCAACAATGAAATGCTATATGTGATGTTTCAATAACAGTCACACAGGTAAGACCTCTATTACCTTCTTTATTACAGTAATAGGCAATAGGTTTACCTAGCATTTTCATTTTAATTAAGTGGACTAATTTTCTGACCCACTTCTTTATATATCTAGTATCCTTTGGGGGTGAGCTTATCTCCGCCCTTATCATTAGGTGTTTGTGCTTTGTCATCTAGTTTTAAATTGAGTTGTTTATGATTATCTTTTTCAATAATGAAATCAATATACTGCTTTGCTTTTAACAAATCATCAATGCCACCTTTGAGATTATATCTACATATATATTTAACCACATTACCCTGACAGAAATCGAGTTTATTTTTTACAATAAAATCAATAGGTTCTATCTCATGTTGGGTATAGTGTGGTGGTTCTTTTATCATATCCGCCATAGTTTAACTTTACCTGTCTTTTTGTTATAGTCTTTATGTGTTAGTATATGTGCAACCCTAGCTTGTTGTAGGGCTTCTTTAGCAGAATAACCTGCTTTGTCATAGGCAGACAGAACTTTCTTCCATAGGTCTAATAAGGGAACATTATTATCACCTAATAACTTCTGTGCTGTTTTGACACCTACGTTAGGAACGCCTGAATATCCGTCAGTGCTATCACCTGCCATAGCTTGTACCATAAACCAATAGTCTGCCTGTTTCTTGTCTATTTTCTGTACTGTTTTACCGTCAGTAGAAATTAAACAAGGTATTTGTTTAAGGTCTTTATCTATAGAAACAATAACTCTTTCCATATTACTAGGTTCAGTAGCCATAATGCCTAAGACATCATCAGCTTCTAGCCCTTTATATATTACAGCATTGTGTTCTTGTAATACATAATCTCTAAGAGCATTGAGAACCATAGGCTTTCTCTTTTGTTTACGATTGTCTTTGTAAGAAGGTAGTACATCTTTACGAAAGTTATGTGTATCTGTAAGAGCTACAACATAGCTATCTGCTTCAAGGTCTGTAAGTAAATCTTCAATGGTACTATCTACCTGAGCTTTACAAATATTCTCATCACAATGTAAAGTCCACAAACCATTACCCCAGTGTGTATCTACTTCATTCATAGTAGCAATCTTATAAATAAGAATGTCACCGTCTATCAATAGTTTACGTTTCATTATAATTTAACCCTCTCTTTTACATCAAACAATTCTTTCAAAGGTATAAGTATACACTTAGAAGCAAAGTTATCTCCTATCATCTTAGTGTTATCTATATATTTGAAAGCTATTTCTTTTAGTGTTGGTACGTCAAAGAATAATTTACAAAAATCTTTGCCGTCTTTGTGTAGAATATGAACCCAGTAGTCTGCTTCAGTAGCATATAATCCACTTGGTTTACCTCTACACTCTATTTCGATTGCTATGTTACCTGTCTTGTACCACCAATCTCTTTCAGTCTTAACTTCTATTTTTGATTTATCTGCGTTTAATAAGTTAGCTACTCTGTCTTCACCACTCTTACCAAACTTTAAATCAATGTCCCATTTGCTAGTGTGTTTCACTCCAATTATCTCCTATCTTGTATTCCCCTGTAAGAGGAAGTCTTAATTGGAAGTGTTCGCCAGTACGTTTAATGGCTTCGACAGCTAACCGTCCAATAGTCTCAGCGTCTTTCTCAAGACACTCGACTTGTATTTCATCATGCACCCAAACCACTTGTTGTGCTTCAGGTATTTTCTTAACTACTTTATCAAACTCGACAAGCCATTGTTTACAAACAAGAGCTCCACCAGATTGAAGTAAAGTATTAAGTGCGGCATGTGCAGACCTAATTTTTATCTTACGTTTATCAAGACCTATTAAGTATCCACGTTCAGCCGCCGATTGTACTTGCGTTATTAATTTATTTAACGCAGGTAAATTATTTAAGAAGCGTTGTTTTATCTTAGACGCTTCACTGACTTTCTTGCCAGTTACTAATGCTATCTTTCTAACACCACCACCATACAAGAAACAATAGTAAAATCTTTTTGCTTGGTCTCTTGTTTCTAGTCCTGCTAGTTTTTGTGTCTCAGTGTGTATGTCACCTTCTAATACAACTTTAGAATATTCTCCGTCATCATACTTAGACATGAAGTGGCACAACATTCGTATTTCTAATCCTGAAATGTCGATACCCACTAACTTCTTACCTTTAGGCACAGTAAATAAACTTCTACAATCTTTACCATAAGGAACAGATACACTCGGTACTTGTCCTAAGTTTGGATTACTATGAGAAGCTCTAGCAGTGACGGTAGAATTTGTATTACAAGTTCCATGTATCTTTCCATTACGTTCATTCTTTAACCAAGCCTGTGCACCAGTAGCTAACTGTCCTATTCTTTTATCTAGTAAAAAATGTTCAGCAAGTAACTTTGCTTCAGGATAATCTAATTGACTTAATACTGTATCATCTAGTTTTGGTTTACCGTCAGCAGTAAACTCTTCTGGTTTCCAATTATATTTACTCTGTAATCTTTCTGCTATATGTAATCTACTAGAAGGATTAAATACAGTTACCTTATCTTTTAATTGTTTACCTGTTTTAGGTGATATTCTTTTTGTAGTAATAGGTAAAAATATTTTTTGAAACTCATCTTCTAGTTCTAATCGTCTTGCATTTAATGTAGAATATAATTGTTCGGCTTTCTCTTTATCAAAAGTAAAACCATGTCTTTCTTGTTTGTATATTAATTGAGCAACATCATGTTCTAACTCCATTGCTTGTTTAGAGTAACCTCTATTCTCAATCATTTTAAATAAACTGTGAGTGACTTCTACATCTTGAACACAATAGTCTAGCATAGCAGGACTAAATGTTTTCCAGTCTGTATCAAATGCTTCCTTATAATTACCCACCCTATAACCCCACGCTTTCAAGCTGTGTCTGCCAATACAATTCGCAGGGAAGTCATTTCGTTTAAAGTCACTGTCCCTTATATCTGGGAACAACAAACGAGTTGCTACGATTGTATCGAAAATTTGTGCTTTAGTTTTAAAGCCAAATAATTTCTCTAGTACAGGTATGTCAAACTTAATAATGTTATGACCTGTAATTAAATCTGCTTCACTTAAAAGTTTAATAGCTTCTTCATTAGTGGGTTTTAGAATTTCATTTGTGTCTATATTTTTTAAGACAATACAATGCACTGTAGTACAGTCATCAAGAAATCCATTTGTTTCTATGTCGAAGCAATATCGCATTATAGTTTTACCTTTTGTAATTTAATTATGTTTCTATTTGGAATTGTAGTAACGCCACCTATGTCACCAAGTGTGCCGTCATCATTAAAATTATAATCTGCCGCTAGTCTGTGACAATTATCTTTAGTTGATATTAACCAACCTGTTGTCAAACAGATTGTAGGTTTAGTTGCTTTTGCTTTTTCTGGTGTCAACCATGAGCTGTCCGTATTTATATCCAACCACCATGCCATATAAAAGTCAGCACAATTAGGTATATCAGGTAACTCTACCTTTTTCTTTTTTTTCATTTGTCTCCTAATGTAGTGTTTTTAAATCTACAACTAATCTAAAAGCCGCCATTTCTCCTTGAGCCATGAGTGCCATGATAGCTTGTTCAACTACCATTGCAGACTCTTCTTTAGCTACTTCAATGTTAATCATTTTATCAGGGTTGTTTCTTGCGTCTGCAAGAGCACCCATAACTATTGTAGTCCATTGCAGAGCACGTCTACTAGAAGTCATCTTGTACTTCTTTCTTAACCTCTGATAGACAACCAGTTTCTAAGTCATAGTAAAGACTACATGCTTTACCTGTCTCTCCACTAAATCTATTTTTAAGAATATAAATATCAGCAATATTTTTTTCTGATTTTAAATCACGACTCATAGATATAACTAAATCTGATAACTGAGCTATAGCTTGGCTACCTCTTAAACTACTTAGTGTTACCTGCTTACCGTCTTCAAATCCTTTATCACCTTCAGTCGACCTTCTTAAATGTGATACTAATATTAATCCTATACCTGTCTCTTCAACTAAACTTCTTAGTTTACTTACAGTATAATCAATAAGTTTTCTTTCATCATTTGTTGTTTCATCACCAACAGAAGACAACGCCATGTGTAAATGGTCAAGTACAACAAAGTCTACACCACATGCTTTTGCTAAGTATCTAATTTTAGATATTAGATTGTCACTTGCTGTAGAGCCAAAGTGATTGTATAAATAAAAGCCGCCATTACCAACAGTAGCATTAAAGGTTTCCTGAAGTCTGGTCTCATCTATTCCCTCTCTTGTTAAGTGTAGTGGTTTCTTTAAAGCTACACCCATAATACCAAGAGCCGTTCTTTTAACGCTCTCTTCTAATGCAATGTAACCAACCTTAAAATTTTTGTTTAATAAATCTAATGCTATGTGTCTACAAAATGAACTCTTACCTACACCTGAACCTGCGGCTACAGTAACAAGCTCACCTTTACGAAGACCATGTGTCTTTACATTCATACATTCAAACGGATAGTTTACGCTTATGTATTTGTCTTCAACTTTTACTTCTTCCCATAAGTCTGAACCTAATACAATACCGTCAGGTCTGTATGCTTTGCTTGACCAAATGCAATCAACAAGTTCTTTTACTTTACCTGTTACTAGCATTTCATTTGCGTCCTTCATAGGTAACGTACAAATCTTTGCTTTGTTAGGTGACAATAATTTAGCACACGCTAATGCACCTGCTTTACCTTGTTCATCTTGGTCGAACATAAAGACAACAGACTCAAAGCCTTCAATCCATTCAAGCTCTCGCTGTATATCTTTCTTAGCACCTTGTGCTCCTGATTTTATACTTACTACTGGAAATTTATTTTGATTTATTTTGGATACTGATAGTGCGTCTATCTCGCCTTCAGTTATAATTAACATCTTACCTTTGTCACGCCACAAATGTTGACCGAACAACCCAGACTCTTTGGCGTCACCTATCCATTGAAATGATTTGTCAGGGTGTCGTAATTTTTGAGCAACTAATTGTCTATCTTTATTGTAATAGTTTGCAATCTGTACTGGCTTACCATTGTATTGTCCTGTTTGATAATTAAACTTTTGTAGTGTAGTTGTGTCTAATCCTCTACTATTCAATGGTGTAATCTCACCCTGAACAAAGTCAGAGTTTGTTGGTACAAATTCATTAGTTGTCAAAGCATGTCCTCTCGTTGTTGTGCCGCATGAAAAACAATAGGCGTGTCCGTCATCATAAACAGAATTTGCGTCTGACGAACCGCAGTTTTCACAGGGCGAATGATATAAAAATTGACTTTCCATAATCTCTCTAAATTTTTTTGCTGAAATATTTGTATATAAAAACCCCACCAGTATTTCTACTGGCAGGGTACAAACAAACTATCTCAACAACTCCTTTATGTTGAAGTGTGGAGACAGGACGTCAGCCACATCTCTGTGACCCACGATAACCGCTTTCTTGTACTCCTTTTTTAAATCAGATACAAGCTCTTTTAAAGCTATGTATTGTTTTAAAGTGTAGTTACAATCAGGCTTGTTATTCGTGTCTTTCCCACCAACAAGACAAATGCCTATAGAGTTGGTGTTTGAAACTTTATCGCTATTTTCTATGTGAGCTCCTGCTATCTTTATATCTCTTCCGTCTTGTATATCACCTTCTCTGGTAATTACTTTATGAAAGCGACAGGATAACCAACCGTCTTTACGGTCTCTTGCTTTAATATCTTCTACGTCTAAATTTTCGGAAGGTTGAGTATCGGAAGCATGTACTATAATATATTTTGTTTCTTCTCTTTCATTACTCATTGTAACCATTCCTTCGGTATATGTTTATCAGCCCATTTAAAACCATACTTATCAGCCCACATGCCATAAGTAGTTTTAGACTTCTTACTTATTCTTGATTTTGAATTACTAAATATAAATCGAATGTCTTTGTCAGGGTGTTGTTCTTTAATTAGTTTCATCTTCTGTCTATCAGCAGAAGTAAACATGCCCTTAGTTTCAATATATATTTTTTGTTTAGGTAAATAGAAATCTGGCGTGTAAGTATGTGTCTTTGTAGGTTTAACATATTTTAATTTAGTTTCTTCAAACTCATACTGCACACGCAGACCCCTTAGCTCATCAGCTATCTGTTCTTCAAGACCAGACCGAAATCCATGTGCTAAACCAACTTGTTTAGAAGTCAGTTTCTTGTTTCTCAGTCTCTTCTTGTACCACATCTGCCGACTCCTCGTGTTCATAGCCGTCTTTGACATCATCAAAGCCATAGCCTTTTGCATTACCACTTCCACCTTCTACAAGTTTAGTGATTTGCACTGCTCTAAGTCTCAGTGATACACCTGCACCTGCAATGGCAGTGTAGTATTTAATTAGTTCAGCAGATACTTTCATTTCTGAACCTGACCATACGTTTACGTCAGTCATAGGTTTACCTTTGCTATCAAAGATAGCTACCTTGTTAGGTATAACCTTACCGTCCTTTGAAATGATTTGAGCTTTCGTTTTAAACTTAAAGATAACATTGCCAGTTTCCTGACCGTCATCATCTGTTTCCATTTCATAAGGTGTGTTTCCTTCTTTTACCTTCTTGCCTTTAGCCTTCTCTTTAGCAAGAGTAAGACTTTCTTTCATCTCATCATCAATGGTTTTCATCAATGACTTAGCTTCGTCAGCAGGGATAATCAAATTAGTTTTGAAATGTCCGTCACTGTCAAAGCGTGTATCAGGTGTAGTAAGCCAAGCATATTGACTAACTCCTACAGGTGATACAATCTTTACATTATTGTTCTTCGCCATTATCGTTCTCCTCTATTGGTCTTTCAATTATCCAACCTTTTTCGATTGCCGCAACTGCCGTATCTAAAGGGCATGGGTAATCAAATTGTTGGTAGTGTTTTTCATTGTCGTCCATATTGTTATCCTTTACTGTCTATTATGGGTACTTTATTGTTTAAGCGAAAAAGAAATCGCAATCTCTTAAACGCTCAATATCTAAATTACCCTTTTCAGGTACTTCAGGTAACTTTGAACGCAACGCTTCTGGTAGTTGATGAAAGACGTCATCTCTAAAATCTTTCAAGACATCATGCTTGGTAAAGATTTCTATAAATGCTTCTTTCAAACTAGCACTCAGTGTTTCTACATCAGCCGCAGTAGTTCCGAAGCTGTCATGCACATTGCAGAAGTTTTTAATACCTCTTTCGTATGCTATGTTTACAGTCTTCATCATACATGCTGAGTCTACTGAATGAACAAGGTTAGGTGCAATACCGTTAGACATTCTTAACTTGTCAGTCTTGTCTGTCTCAGTATTAATACGAGGTTTAATAACCTCTCCCATTAACATTGCTTTGACACGCTTACTCTTCATCTCAGGGTAGCTTTGATACACTGGAAAACCTATTGGTGTAATCCAATGAATAGGTAACTGTTCCTTTGATACTAGACGAGCTATGCTTTGTAAGTAATCCATGCCTAGTCTAGCACTTGTAAGATTGTCACCAATGCTATCCCAGATAACACCTGCTAAATAACTTGCAGGTCTAAACACGTCATCTATGAATGGGTGCATTTCACCTTTGTCTTTACGCTTAGTCAAATCTTCAACTACAAAGTCTGTGCATGAGTACCTTGTTGACCCATAACAGATTGTCATAATACTTCTCTTTGTTGTACTACGCTTCACTCCATAGTCTAACCATTTTTGTGCGTATGGTTTGTCTGCCTTTGCGTCCTCTTTTAGTTTCTCTGTAACAGCGTCAGCTACTAATTGATAAATGTCTTGAGGCTCATCAGCAGGTACAACATTAACTAATTTACCTGCGTGTTCATCTCTCAACATCAATGAGTATAACTGCAAACCGTTACACGAACCGTCAATAGACACTGGTATACTAGACTCAAAGCCGTAACCTTGTTCTTTAAATTGTCTCCACTCTTCACAAAATGCTAGAGCTTGAAACGGAGACGAAGCGTCTTCCCATTGTCTATTTGTAAATGGGTCAAGAGCACAATTAATAATCATGTCTTGGTTTTGTTCAACCCACTTAACTCTGTCTTGTAATGACTGTTTGTCTTTACCCCACATGTTTGCACCATGTACGGCTAACCAAAAGTCACCTTTGTTTTCTTTTGTTATTGCCTTACCATAAGAGAATTTAAGTAAAGCCTTAGCTCCACTTATGCTCTGATAGTTTAGAAAAGCAGGGACACAATAAGCACGTCCTCTGAAATCTAATTGCAATGGAAAGTAAATAGTTTTGTATGATTTAAACTTGTCTGCTTCCCACAATATTTTTGCATACAGTAAACGCTTAGAAAACATACGAGCATTTTCTGTGTGTGCAATAACAGCTTTTTTCTTCCACTCTTTTCTTGCTTCTTTGTTTGTATCTATGTCATGCGGCTTGTTAGGTATGTCATGGTTTTCATTTGGCGGCATACCACCTAAAGCTAAACCTTTGTCCCACGCTTCCTGCATAACACCAAGTATATAATGATTAACTTTAAATGCAGAGTTCTGCATAACATTAACAGCATTATAAACTTCAGGCATTTTAAAACTCTCAAGCTCAACTTTAAACTTTTTATTACGCTGTTTAACTAAGTCAAGCTCAGGTAGTTCCTTTGTCCAATAACCGCCACCACTCACGCCAGACCATTGCTTAGGTGGCATGACACAAGGCAGATACTCAGGATTTAATAGTTCATTAAAACTATTCCTGTTTTGTATCCACTCTCTTGTTTTCTGTGTTTGTTTTATAATCTTAGTTTTCTTACGATTGATAGTTTCAGTTCCAATTTCAATTAGACCTGTAGCTTCAATCATCATCTCAACTAATCTAATACCAACATGTAGCTTTTGTGGTGTAGTCCATTCAGTCCACGCAACCTCACCTCGTTTAGCTGTCTCTCTTAGCTTACGTCTTTTGTAGGCATAGTTCCATGACCTCTTGTCTAAATCCATTTTGACTACTTCGTATAGTTCAGGGTTTAGATACTGAAAGTTTTTAAGTTGCTCTTCAGTTTCAATCTTACCACCCAAACTAATACAAGTAGCAGTCAATGGTTTGTACTGGGTGATTGTATTGATTATGTGTTTGGCTGTAATGAGGGCAGATATTTCAGGGTCAACTCCTGATAGGTGCATAAAAGCGACTGGCGGTTGCCCTGCGGTTTTAGATTTCTCCGCACAGTCTTCAAGATAGTCTTTTATTCTTTTGGCTAAGGGTCGTATTGTATTAGCTACCATGACTTTACCGTAGCTAGTCACTGACTCTTCCTCACGCTCAACGTGAGATACTCTTCGTTTATTTGTTCTTTGCTTTCCTAACTCAGCCATGTCTTTTTCGTTCTGGTTCTGGTCAGGGAAAGTAGGCATTATCTCTAATAGTTTAGTCATGTATTAACACTCCTTTAATGTTTGTGGTTAATCTACTATGGGAACTTTATTATATATTGTCTAATACAGCAACAGCACCCAACAAATTACTAGGTTTAAAATGGCTATATCTCAACGTAGTATTATAGCTTCTATGACCTAATAACTCTTTTATTATGTGTAACTCAATCTTACCTGACTGAGCTAATCTTGACGCACAAGTATGACGCAAAGCATGGATAACAAATTGCTTGTCCTTCGTTAGTCCCATGTCTTTACGCAACTGCTTCCAAGTATTCTCAGCTTTCCAATAGTCTAAATGTTGAAAAGTTTTAGAACCTAGTTTAGTTGCACGTTCAGTTAATGGTACGCTTCTAGTGTCACCATTTTTTGTACCATACAAAGTAATATAAGTTTTACCGTTTACTGATTGTATGTCCTCTTGTGTATAAGACAAAGCCTCAGACAATCTCATGCCTGTGTCCATTAGAAAAAGATAAAGGCTCAGATATTCTGAGTCCTTTAATAGCTCAATCATTTTAGCCTCTTCCTCTTTTGTTATGTATCTAACTCTGCCCTTTGTTTCTTTATGCCATTCAATATGAGGCATACGCTCCATATTAAAAGTGTCATATCTTTTATGTGCATATTTCAAAAGTTTACTTAACGCCGCTAAATACCTATTGATAGTAGCACCGCTTAGTCCTTTAGCTTTTAATGTTTCATTAACTTTTTCTACATGCTTGTCAGTTACTTTCTTTGGCTCAATGTTACCTACAATGTCAATAACAACTAGAGCTCTTTTTGACTGGCACTTTTCCCAGTCTTGCTTGTCGTATACTTGTTTAAGTTTCATAGTTAATTTACTCCT